TCAAATTCAAAAATCTGTAAGACATGTCCAATTCAAAAAGCATGTGAAGATGCTGGCACAGGGGTAGTAAAACTTAAATCCCTGGAGGGGCTCAGTGAAGTTATGTAGTGTATGCGATACATCGTTTAAACCTAAAGTAACTTATCAAATTTACTGCACTAAGGTTTGTAGAGATATTGCAACTAGAGAAAAAATTGTAGAAAGATATAATATCACAAAAAGACAGAAGCGAAAAGGCAAAAAGCGTTTATGTCTTGGTGGTTGTGCACAAGAACTTTCTATCTATAACGACTCTGGATTTTGTTCAAACTGTAATGTTAGTGAAAAAGCAGTTGCAAAAATGCTAAAGGAATTGAAAGGTTATATTGAGTATGAGCAAGAATAAATGGGGACTAGAACTTACTCCTAAAACTATCTGTGCTATTGATGCTAGTACTAATAGTCTTGCTTTTGCTTTGTTTGATACCCAAGAAAAATCTTTAGTCGCTATTGGAAAGATTAAGTTTGAAGGAAAAGATACCTACGAAAAAGTTATGGATGCAGGTCAAAAGGTTAAAGCATTTTTTGATTACTATAGTGGATTTGAAGCAATAGTAATTGAGCACACTGTGTTTATGAATAGTCCTAAGACTGCTGCAGACCTTGCATTAGTTCAAGGAGCCATCCTTGGAGCAGCAGGTCAGACTGGAACAAAGATTATTGGTAAGGTTGCTCCAATTACTTGGCAAATATTTTTAGGAAATGGAAAGTTAACTAAAGATGAAAAGTTTTTTATAAGATCAAAAAATCCAGGTAAATCAGAAGCATGGCACAAGTCAAATGAAAGAGAAATAAGAAAACAAAAAACCATTAGGTTTATTAATCTTCAGTATGATAAAACTATTACTGATAACGATGTGGCAGATGCATGTGGCATTGGTCATTGGGCAATAAAAAACTGGGATAAAGCGATAGGAGATAAAAAGTAATGCCAGAGTTAAATGCAAACATACCACCAATTGAATGCTATGTACGTGGTAATTTTTTAAGAGATCAAGAAGATAGCCATGATAAATACTTCCCATGTGTAATCTTTGGAGTATCAAGTATTAAAGCAAGAAGTCCATTGTTTCATTTTATGATGGAAGATGGTGGTATCTGGTGGAGAATGCCTATAAATGCATTTTGCACAAAACCAGGTGTTCCAGAAGAGCCAATTCATAATCTAGTTTTATGGAATTCTTTTAGCCCACATGTTTCAGTTACAAAGTTTCAGGCACTAAGTAATATGAGAATGTCTTATATTGATAGGACTAAAACAAATATTCCTGGAACATATCTGTTTACACTTGATTGGCATAGTCCAGAAACAAACATTCTAGATGATGGATACTCTGAAAATCCAGGTCAGCATAAGTGTGGCCATGTTATTCAAAGAGATGACGGTAACTTTGCGGTACAGCCAAATAACAGGGTAAGAATAAAAGAGCCATCATTTGTAACAAAGAAAGATCTAGTTATACAAAGACTGATCAATACAAACAAATGGGATGTTGAGAGTTACGATAAGTGGATTCTTGAGGATTCTAACGCTTATGACTATGACGTTATTGACACAGAGGTTGACAAATAGCCCTATGCCTGCTAAACTATATACATCAGAAGTCTATATGCGTAAGCGGTATCTTATGGATAAAAAGACTCCAGAAGAGATTGCAAAGGAGTGCGGAGCCAGTGTTGAGACTATCTACGTATACCTTGCCAAATTTGGACTAAGGAAGTCTAAAAGATGAATAAGATAAAAAGAATTATTTTTATATTGTCGTTGGCTGCAGCAGCAGGCATCACATACACAATAGTTGTATTAAAAAATATTCCAGAATCATTTGACTGGGAAGATGATGATGAGCGATAACCTGCACATTACTGTTGATCAAGTAAATCATCCTGCACATTACACAACAGATCCTTCTGGTGTTGAGTGTATTCAGATTACTCGTCATCGCAACTTTAATATTGGAAATGCATTTAAGTACTTGTGGAGAGCAGGGCTTAAAGATGAAGCAAAAACAATTCAAGATTTAGAAAAGGCCATCTTTTATATTAAAGATGAAATAAATAGACTAGAGGGAAAGTATGTCAAGTGAGACAGAACTTATTCAACACCTTGATGAAGTTAATCAAGTAGTTACAGAATACCTTAAGGGCAATGACCCTACGGTTATTTCTAAAGAACTAGATATTCCACGTACACGTGTTGTATCTTTAATTAATGAGTGGAAGGTTATGGCATCTGCTAATGATGCTATTCGTGCTCGTGCTAAAGAGGCGTTAGTTGGAGCAGACACACACTATACAAAATTGATTACAAAGGCTTACGAAGTTATTGATGAAGCAAGCCTATCAACAAACCTTACAGCAAAGACTGCTGGAATTAAGTTAGTTTTAGATATTGAGTCAAGAAGAATTGATATGCTACAAAAAGCAGGGCTTCTTGAGAACAAAGAACTTGCAGAAGAGATGATTGAAATTGAAAGACGACAAGAAGTTCTTGTTGGAATTTTACGAGATATTGCTTCAGAGCATCCAGAAGTCCGTGACATTATTATGAAGAGGCTTTCTTCTATTGCAAAAGAAGGAGAAGTGATTACAGTTGTCCACGATGTTCAATGATTTTCTTGAGGTATTAAAAGAAAATCACTTTGTTGAAACCCCAGTTGACGTAAAGACATTTGTACAGTCACCTGATTATCTTGGTCAACCACTTTTATCTGATATCCAGTACGAAATTGTTGAAGCAATGAGCCAGATCTATCGCAAAGAAGATGTGATGGATATAATGGGAGACGTTGAAGGAACTAAACACTTTAATAAATACACCAAAAATGAATTAATCCTTCAACTTGGCAAGGGTAGCGGAAAAGATTTTATCTCAACAGTAGCATGTGCCTATGTAGTATATAAACTGTTGTGTCTTAAAGACCCTGCGATTTATTATGGCAAGCCTGCAGGAGATGCTATTGATATTATTAACGTTGCTGTTAACGCACAGCAGGCTAAGAACGTTTTCTTTAAAGGTTTTAAAACAAAGATTGAGAAGTCACCTTGGTTTGCTGGAAAGTATAATGCAAAGGCTGACTCAATTGAGTTTGACAAAGCAATTACCGTTTACTCTGGACACTCAGAAAGAGAATCCCATGAGGGCTTGAACTTGCTAATGGCAGTACTTGATGAAATTTCTGGTTTTGCAAGTGAAGTTGTATCTGGAAATGAACAGGGAAAAACTGCTGATAATATCTATAAAGCATTTCGTGGTTCAGTAGACTCTCGTTTCCCAGACCTTGGAAAGGTTGTTTTGCTTTCATTCCCACGCTATCAAGGTGACTTTATTTCTCAACGATATGAATCAGTAATTGCAGAAAAGGAAACTATTGAAAGAACACATACATTTATTATGAATGAAGATTTACCCCACGAAGATCCAGGAAATCAATTTCAAATCTCGTGGGATGAAGATAATATAATTCAATACAAAATTCCAAGGGTATATGCATTTAAAAGACCTACATGGGAAGTAAACCCAACACGTAAGATAGAAGACTTTAAACTAGCATTCTATACAGATCTTGGTGATGCAATGATGCGTTTTGCATGTATGCCAACATACTCATCTGATGCTTTCTTTAAGCAGATTGATAAGGTTGAGAAGTGTATGAACACTAGAAACCCATTAGACTCATTTAGAAGGTTTGACGAAGCGTTTGTGCCAGATCCAGATAAAACATATTATATTCATGCTGACCTTGCACAAAAGCACGATAAATGTGCGGTAGCAATTGCTCACGTAGACAAGTGGGTAAATATCCAGGTAATTAAAGACTACGAACAGGTAGCACCAATAGTTGTAGTAGATGCAGTGGCATGGTGGGAGCCAAGAGCAGAGGGACCAGTTAATCTATCTGAAGTTAAGCAGTGGATTATGAACCTACGCAGACAAGGTTTTAATATTGGGATGGTTTCATTTGACCGTTGGCAGTCATTTGATATTCAAAATGAGTTGCAGGCCGTTGGAATTAGAACTGAGACAGTCTCTGTTGCCAAAAAGCACTACGAAGATCTGGCTATGATGATTTACGAAGAGCGTGTTTCTATACCAAGAATACCTATCCTATTAGAAGAGATGTCAGAACTTAAAATCATGAGGGGTAATCGTGTTGATCACCCTCGCAAGAAATCTGAGGACTTGGCAGATGCCGTAACTGGTGCGGTATTTGGAGCAATATCACATACACCAAAGAATAATAATACTGAGATAGAAGTCCATACCTGGTCTTCTTCTGCACGACTTGCAGAGAAAGACAGAGATATGGTAGAATTAGGTAATCCGAAAATGCCTGACGATGTTAGAGATTTCTTGGACGGCTTTAATTTAATATAACATTCTAGTCATTAGACTAGATAAACTAACAAGGAGAAAGAATGAATTCATTTAAGAAAATCGCTCTTGCCATGGTTGCAGCCATGACATTGGGCACAATGGTAGCAACGCCTGCAAACGCTGCTGTAATGACAGTTGCTGTATCACTAGATTCTGTAGCAAACACTACAGCATCAGCAATTGCTACACCTGCATCATTACCAGTTCCTGCAGACAACTCAGTTGACGCTGCTGACGCACTTAAGTTTGTAGCAACAGTTGACACAGGAACATCAGTTTCTGTAGTAGCAACAAACGCAACAATCGTGTCTGCACTACACACATCTGCTGCACCAGTAGGAGCAACATCAGGATCATCATCCTTGACAGTTGCAACTGGTACAGGAACAACTGCAACATTTTGGGTATATACAAAGACTACTGCAATTGGTACAGTAACTGTTACCAACCA